AGCAGACTTAGATAGAAATCAAATGACAGGTAAAATTTATATTAAACCAACAAGATCCTTAGAATTTATAGATATCACATTCTATATAACACCAACTGGAGCGTCATTTGAAGATATTTAATTATTAAAATGAAAAAAAATAAAAAAAAGGAGGCGAGTTCTCCTTTTTTTTATTACCTTTGTTTTCATAAAGAAAAAAACTATGAAAATTAATCCTATTGATTTAATTCCGGCAGTAAAATATTATTCATTTGATTGGGATGATAATTTAATGTATATGCCAACAAAAATTTATCTTTTGAATGATAAAGGTAATAAAGTAGGTATGACCACAAAAGATTTTGCGGAATTTAGAGACATGGTCGGAAAAAAATTATTTAAATATAATGGACATACCATTGTTGGACCAGCAAAAGATGCTTATATCGAGTTCGGTGTTACTTATGACGATCAATTTTTAATTGATGTTATGGTCTCACCAACAGGACCAGTATGGGATGATTTTGTTGAAGCAATTAATAATGGATCCATTTTTTCTATAATTACCGCAAGAGGTCACACACCATCAGTAATTAAACAAGGTATATATAAACTAATTAAATCAAACAAAAATGGTATTGATTCAAATAAGTTGGTTAAAAATTTATTAAAATATAAAGATTTAGCGGATGAGGGTAAATTATCTAAAGATAAACTGATAAAATCATATTTAGATTTATGTCGTTTTCACACTGTTTCTTTTGGAATGAGTTCTGAAACAAATCCAGAACCAGGAAAAATTAAAGCTATGGAAGAATTTATTAAATATGTTAAAAAAATTTCACTCCAGCTGCAGAAAAAAGCTTTAATAAAAAATAAAATAAATAATTATATTAAGCCATTTATTGGTTTTTCAGATGATGATGTAAAAAATGTAGCTAGTATGAAAGATTATTTTAAAGATAAAGAAGATAATATACTACAAACTTACTTAACATCAAGAGGAATAAAAACAAAATATTAATAATAAATGCTAGTACTAGTATATTTTATTTAAAAAAAAATAAAAGTAAATAGAAAAATTTTATTTATCGTATATTTATAATGAAAATAAACATAAAATTAAAAATTAAAAATTATGGCTGATTTGTTAATGAAAATGCCAGTTCCGTACGAACCCAAAAGGCAGAACAGGTTTATTATAAGGTTTCCTTCAGATTTGGGTATCAACGAGTGGTTTGTGGAAAGTGCTTCAAGGCCATCAATAAAAATCGGTTCAACCGAAATACAATTCTTAAATACATCAACATTTGTTGCGGGTAGATTTAATTGGGATCCAATCACAGTTAAGTTCCGTGACCCAATTGGACCATCTGCGGCACAAGCTTTAATGGAATGGGTTCGTTTATGCGCTGAGTCCGTTACAGGTCGTATGGGTTATGCTGCAGGATACAAAAAAAATGTTGACCTTGAAATGTTAGATCCAACAGGAGTTGTTGTAGAAAAATGGATATTAGAAGGTACATTTTTAACTGATGTTAATTTTGGAACATTATCATATTCTCAAGATGCTTTGGCAGACATTAGTGGAACACTTCGTATGGACCGTTGTATATTAGTTTATTAATTTTTTTTAAATATAACTAAAATATATCTATTCATAGATACGATATTTAATTCCCATATATTAATATGTATGGGAATTTTTTTTTATTAAAATAACAAAATATATTAATTATTAAGATTTTAACTAAAAAAAATAAATATATTTACAAAAAATATAAGTAAAGTATCTTTATAATAAAAAAACAATTATGGAAAACGATTCAAAACAGTATGGTCAAATGGATTTTAATTTACCTCACGATGTTGTGTCTTTACCTTCGGGTGGTAAATATTATAAATCTAAAAAGAAAAGTGTTAAAATTGGTTATTTAACTGCTGCCGATGAAAACACTCTTTTAAGTATGAACCCAAATAAAACGATTAAGGAATCAATTGTATTACCGTTATTAAGAAATAAATTATATGAAACGGATATTAGGCCTGAAGATCTTTTAGATGCGGATATTGAAGCATTATTAATATTTTTAAGAAATACATCTTTTGGTCCTGAATATGTTGTAAGTGTTACTGATCCACAAACAAATAATGAATTTAATGCAACAATATTACTTGATGAATTAAATATTAAAAAAATTAATATTGAACCTGATGATAATGGTCATTTAAAAACAACATTACCAAGAACAAAATCTAATGTTACGTTAAAATTTTTAACTATGAGAGATTCTGTTGATATTGAAAAAACTTTAAGTGGATATCCATCAGGAATAATACCACCTATTGCGACTCTTAGATTAAGTAATATGATCGTTGATATTGATGGTAATACTAATAGGGGAGATATTGTTAAGTTTATTGATAATATGCCAATAATGGATTCAAAACATATTAAAAACTTTATGTTAGAAAATGAACCAAGATTAGATTTAATAAAAGAAGTTATCGCCCCGTCAGGAGAAAGAGTAATGGTGAACATTGCTTTTGGGGTGGAATTTTTTCGGCCTTTCTTCTGATTACTCAAAATTTATATTAGACGAATTTTATTTATTGGCAAAGATGTTAAGAACATCTTATTCCGAATATTTAAAAATGCCAACATATGTGAGAAGATATCTTATTGATAAAATCATTGAGGAACACAAAAAAAATAAATAATTTATATTTATTATAAAAACAACATATGATGGGTCCACCTTCAAAACCTAACTTAATTCCTGAGGGATCACTTTCAGCTCCTGTTGATAATACAATACTCGACGATAAGCTAATAGACCTTACCAAAATTGGAGAGATTGTAAATACCGCATTAAAAGACCCTTTAGAGGGTGTTTCAATGACAATTGGAACTATAAATGAACAAATTGGGACAGGTTTAATTACTGCGGTAACTAACTTAGATTCAGAAGCAAGTAAATTAGTTAAAACTTTTGGAATTAGTAAACAAAGAGCGGGAGAATTGACCCAAACTGTTGCTGACGCAATACCCAAATTTGTTGGTATGGGACTTAAAGTTGGAGATGTTGCAGAAACGTTACAAGGTTTGGGAGAAACCATGAATGTTAATATTATGTTGAATGCTGATTCTTTAGCTAGCTTTGCTGCAACCGCAGAAGTAACTAAAGTAAAACAAAGTGAATTATCTGAAAAATTTAGAGATGTCGGTGTTAGTATTGCAAGTATTGAACCTAAAATGTTAGATGTTGTTAAAATTGCTAGACAAGCAGGGGTAACAGTTCAAGCTGTTTCTGCGGGTGTTGTTACTAATTTAGATAAAATGAACCTTTATAATTTTGAGGGTGGGATTAAAGGATTGGCAAAAATGGCAGCACAAGCTTCAAGATTGGGGGTTGATATGACTAAAATATTTGCTGTTGTTGATCAAGTATTTAATCCTGAAGGGGCAATTGAATTTGCCGCATCACTACAAAGATTAGGTGTAACATCAAGTCAATTACTTGATCCATTAAGATTGATGGATTTAGCTCAAAATGACCCAACAGAACTCCAAAACCAAATTGTAAACATGACAAAAGAGTTTACAAGATTCAATAAGGAGAATAATCAAATAGAAATATTACCTGGAGGTAAGAGACGTATTGAGGAAATTGGTAAAGCAATGGGTATGAATAGCGGAGAACTACAAAAAATGGCTATAAATGCCGGTATGTTTGATATGAAATTAAAACAAATTAAATTCCCAACCGATATCGCTAACAAAGAAGATAGAGAACTTATTGCAACAATGGCACAAATTGGTAAGGACGGTAAAGCGAGTGTAAGAATGGAACTAACACGTACAGGTAAAGATGGTAAGGAAGAAGGAACGGGAGAATATATAGATAAATTAGTTAGTGAATTAAATACTGATGATGTTGCAAAATTGGCACAACAACAAAAAAGTAATGACGCATCAATGGAAGATATTGCGAAAGATCAATTAACTTATTTGAAACGAATTGAATCATCTATGAATGCTTTTGTGGGAGCAGCTAAATACGGTATGGCAAGTTCTAACACACTTCAAGGTGGGTATAAAGGTGGTTTAAATTTTTTCCAAAAAATGTTGGACGAACAAATACCTCAACAAGGTAAACAAAGTGAAAATTACAGAACA